TTCCTCGTAATCCAGGTGGTAAAGGTTGGGGTGATGGTAGATCCGATCATGGTATGCCATCAATGTACAACCGGGTTTTGATTCCAGATGTGTCACACAGCAAGTATAGACGTTCTATGTGGATGGATGCAGACACTATTGCTTTACAGGACTTTTCATTCCTATGGGATATAGATATGGATGGTCTTCCAGTTGCAATGTCTCTCAATGGTAATCCATGGAACCGTGAGAAGCAATTGCTTCGTAGAGACTATGACCAAGAGTTAGGTCTCGGTGAGACACCTGCCTGCCAATCAGGTGTGATGTTGTTCAATAACAAAGCATGGATCGAACAAGAGTTGACTAATAAGTTTATTCAGGCTACATTAGATGAGAGTGTTCCAGATGGAGCATTCGTAGTCCAGAGTTATCTAGGATGGATACTTAGAGGTAACTTCCTGCAGTTGCCTTTTGAGATGAATACAGATGTGTCATGGTTAGATATGGCTAAGGATAGAAAAATGCTACAGGAACCTTACGTCCTTCATTACATTGGAGGTGGTAAGAAGTTGCCATGGACTCATGACTACATCTATGCAGGAAACAATTATTCTAAACTTTGGCAATATTTTTATAACGAAGGAAAACTTAAATGAAAGTTTTAGTGACCGGCGGCATGGGCTTTATCGGAAGATATGTCGTCGAGGAATTACAAGCCCGAGGACACAAACCGATTATCTTTGATCACCACAGACGTCATCACTCTGAGTATGATTCTGAGGTAGAAGTATTTACCGGTGACATTATGGATGATGTTGCAGTCACAGAAGCTATGGCTCATGTGGATGGTTGGATTCACCTTGCTGCTGTACTTGGTACACAGGAAACAATCCATAACCCACGTCCAGCAGCTTCGTCTAATCTGATTGGTGGTCTCAATGTTCTTGAAGCTGCTGCTCAGTATGACTTGCCTGGTGCATACATTGGTGTTGGTAATCATTGGATGAACAATACGTATTCGATTACTAAGACTATGATTGAGCGTTTCATTGATATGTTCAATCGTTTCCGTGGTACTAAAGTAAACATTGTTCGTGCTATGAATGCATATGGTCCTCGTCAGCTTGCTGTAGCTCCTTTCGGTCCTGGTAAGGTTCGTAAGATTACACCTTCGTTTGTATGTCGTGCATTGACTAATGCTGATGTAGAAGTGTATGGTGATGGCCAGCAAGTGTCTGATATGGTTTATGTTGGTGATGTTGCTAAGGCTTTGGTCACTGCAATGGAGAAGGCAGCAGAAGGTATTGTGTTTGATCGAACTGTAGAGGTGGGTCCAGAAGTAAACAGTACTGTCCAAACTGTAGCAGAGACAATCATTCGTATGGTAGGTAGTGAATCAAAGATTGTAAACCTGCCTATGCGTCCTGGCGAGAATGTTGGTGATGTGGTTAAAGCAGATACATCAACACTTGCTCTCGTGGACATGAGTGCAGACACATTGGTTCCATTGGAAGAAGGAATGCAGAAGACTGTAGACTACTTCCGTGAACATTTGAGAGAAGAAGGATTTGAAGTTTAATGGGTAAGAAGAAGAGTCGTGATACGTATACATCAAAAGGTCAACGACCTAATGTAAGTAAGAAGATTCGTAATCTTAAAAAGAAAGATGATTCGTTTTTAGATAAGACGGTTAGACAAACAGAAGCATTCTTTAAAGGTCAACCAACAGGATATGTAACTATCCCAAACCCTAACAAGAACGAAACTAACAAGAGATTTATAAAAGTAAAATATCAAGATTATTATCATAAGGGACAAGACTATAAGCAAGCGTCTCGAGGATTTGTCATAGGAGGAAAAAACGATGGCTAAACGCGAAGGTGATAATGTAGTTAGCGGTCTGGGTTTCCAGACTCGTGAATTGAATGAATGGAAGATTGTTCATGATGAAGATATCTTCCGTAACAAACGTGTAGTAGTATTTGCACTTCCAGGTGCATTTACTCCAACTTGTTCAAACGAACAACTTCCTAAGTATGAAGAAAAGTATGAGGAGTTTACAGAGAAGCATGGTATCGATGAAGTATATTGTCTATCGGTAAACGATTCGTTTGTTATGAATGCATGGTTCGATGCTTTGAATGTAAAAAATGTGAAAGCAATTCCAGATGGATCAGGTAGGTTCTCTCGTTGGATGGGTATGCTAGTTGACAAAGACAATCTAGGTTTTGGTTATCGTTCATGGCGCTATTCTATGATTGTAAATGATGGCATCATTGAAGTCATTTATCCTGAACCAAGTTTTAGTAACAACATTGATACTGATCCATATGTTCATAGTGATCCACAAACACTTCTTAACTATTTGAGTGGTCGTGAAACTCCAAACACTTAACAATGTTGCCATCGAGGTATCTGGTATTGATATTAGTCAGCCTGATACCTATGATGGTATAAAAGAGGCTCTAGAGACTCACTTGGTTGTTATCATCAGAGAACAGCCAACGGATCCTTTTTATTTCACACAACTAATTCAATCTATAAATCCAATTGCTAATTGGCAGCAATGTATATGGGATGAGGAAGGAAATCAAATTGGCCCTCCACGAACACATGATCAGCCGTTTCATAACGTACAAAGAGTCACGGGAGAGAAACGTAATGGTGAGAGTACAGGAATTTTTGGTGTCGGCAAATTGGATTGGCATGCTAATCTTAATGGACCTGATAGAGCAGACGGTGTCGCGCTTCAAGGTATCAAAGGAGTAGAAGGTACTGTTACTAGTTGGTTGAACACAGCATTAGCTTTAGAACATATGCCGGAAGATTTAAAAACACGAATTGAGGATGTATACTGCTCTTACTACTATAACGTACTCAACTGGGCTGATATAGAGTATGAAGTTCAAAAAGCATATCTAGCAAATAGACAGGCTCCATATGAGATGTGGTTAGAACAAGAAAACATTGCAGGTGTAAAAGGTCTTTATTTTTATCCTAATAATGATTGTCAAATGCAAACTGATGATGTTGACTTATTCCAAGACCTCAAGGATTATATATTTCAAGAACAGTTCATGTATCATCATGAATGGCAGATAGGTGACATTGTTCTTTCTGATCAACTTCTGACTTTACATAAACGTCAGTTGAGAGAAGATGAAGTTTTTCGGAATCGTGTGTTGCATCGTCTTACTTTTCCTATAAGTAATACGGGTAATCCAAAACGCTTGGAACTGCTGAACCAGATCTAGGCTCCAATAGCTCAGTTGGTAGAGCAACTGATTTGTAATCAGTAGGTCCGCGGTTCAAGTCCGTGTTGGAGCACCACAGTCCTGGGATGACATAAACTCAGCCTGGTCGGAGTTCCCCTTAGGGTTGGTCGCCACAAATAGACTCGCACGGGGCCACGGTTAGCCCCGTACTTTTTGGTAGAGGACAAATGCACGGTATTATTCTTACAGGAATAGGACAAGAACATCCTACCTATCATATCCTTGAACAAAAGATATCTGGTACAGAAGATTTCTCAGTAGCTTCTGTAAAAAGAGGTGCTGGTGCTTATCGTATAGCAACACACCTACGTTCTCATGGATGGGATGTAGAAGTTCTAGATTTTTTCTCAGCATGGGAGCAAGATGAGCTAGAAGAATTTTTCGAATCTAGAATAACTAAAGATACACATTTTGTTGGTATTAGTGTCATCTTCTCTGAACCAACACTTGTCTCTAAATACAATAAAATTATTTCATGGCTCAAGGAAAACTATCCGGACGTCATGATTTTTTGTGGCTCAAAGAATTTAATATCAACCTTTTTAATAAACGGTGATTATCATCTTACAGGTTACGGAGAGCATGGTGTTATTGAGCTTTTGAAGTTTAAGTTAGGTAAAGAGGCATCAGTAGTACCCCAAGACATTTACATAGATAAATTTGATAGACATATTAAGTGGATCAATTGTGATACAGAGTGCCCAGCCTATCCTCATGAAGATATGACAATTACCTATCAAGATAGAGACTTCCTACAAGAACATGAAGTATTAACTTTAGAGTTTTCAAGAGGATGTAAGTTTAAGTGTAGCTTTTGTTCTTATAATATTCTTGGCTTTCAAGATAAGACATTGAGAGATATGGATATAGCTAGAAATGAGTTACAAACTAATTTTGATAAATGGGGAATCTCTCATTACGTAACAGCTGATGAAACATTCAATGCCAACCCTAGTAATCTTTCTGAAATAGCAAAGATGGTTGGAACATTGCCATTCACTTTAGACATGGCAGGTTTCATCCGAGCAGATTTGTTAGTTGCTAATAAACATACATGGGATGATCTACTACAGATAGGACATTGGGCTCACTATTATGGTATTGAAACATTTAACAATGAGGCTGGAAAATTTATTAAGAAGGGTATGAATCCAGATGTTCTTAAAGAAGGTCTTATGGATGTAAGGAAATACTTTAGAAAAAATATTGGTAAGTATGGAGCTACAGCAAGTTTTATAGTTGGTCTTCCTTATGAAGATATTGAATCTATAAGGAGAACTTATGAATGGCTACATAAAGTAAAAGGTTTTAGTGTATCAGTCTTTCCCCTTCACATTAGTGATCAACAAGATAAGTATCTTTCTAATAATTATTCAGAATTTGAAAGAGAATGGAGAAGCTCTAATTTATTTTATGAAGTAGATGAAAAAGATTTGGATATAAATTTTAAACGAGACTTTCCAGATTTTGAAGGTGCCGAGGAAGTCTATGCAAAGTTTCAAGGAACTAAAGATTATATTACATGGGCTCATAATGATATGAATTATTATGAAGCTAACAAATTGGTTTTTGAGTTCTTTGGTAGTAAATACATATCATGGGCTACACCTGATATTTGGACACACCATATATATAAATTGTTAGGATATACAGTTGAACAAATTTGTTCTAGCACATTATTGCAGTTAGTAAATTTTACCAATCCAAAAGAAGTTGAAAAAGTAATCAGCAAGTACAATAGATTTTTTGATGAATACAAATTTAAAAAACTTAGCTATTCCTAAGTATCCAGAGCATGAGCTTTATAATAGAGTTAAAGACTTGATTCAATATGAACCAGGAATGAAGATACTTGATTATGGATGTGGTAATGGACTGTTGCTTAGGTCTGGAGAGATACGACCAGAAGATTACACAGGGTTAGATGTAGATGACATTCTTATGTTAGAGAATGTAGAAAACTATCCTAATGCAACTTGGTTGTTAGAGGATATGTGGAGTCCTTGTTATAATTCTGAAGGTGGGATGCAAGTACCTAAGCTAGATCAACAATACGATGTTATATTTAGTAACAGTGTGTTTACTCATATGCCATATCTTCACTGGCGTAAAGCATATCAAGTTTTCCAACAACATACCAAAAGACAAGTTCATAGTTTTTGTTTACAGGACAATGAGCTATGTAAAAAATACTTTTATGATGCTAGAGTAAATCATTATGGTAGTTGCGATGAACTTATATTTAAATATGACTGTGAATATCTAGTAGATAATAAACTCAGTCCCCAAGCTGGTCAATGTCAACACTTTCTTGCTTGGTATAAACCTGAAGAGTTAGAACAATATGGAACTCTACATAGATTTGATGATTGGACATTAGATTTTGTTTGTACAGAAAATTGATAATCTAAATTTTGATCAGGATAAGATACTTGCTACTTTGGAAGCAGTAGATCATTATCACGATAACGATCAGATGATGTTGAATACAAGATACGGTGATGGTGCAGAGTATCTACTAGATGGTGTAGGACCATTACCTCCTGGTGGTAATGAGTTTGATTGGAAACAAATTCATCCTATTTTTAAAGGAACATATATAGATGAAGTTTATCTTCAGCTTTGCGATCACTATAAAATAGGTAGGGCAAGAATGATGAGAATGCTTCCAGGTAAGTGTTATACTCTTCATCAAGATCCAACAAAACGATTACATATTGTTTTAAAGACTAATCCGCATGTTGTCTTTTTTGATGGTAATCTTTATAATTACAGAATGGAAGAGCTTGGTTGCACTTATGTCCTAGATACAACACAACAACATACTGCAGCCAACTTTGGTAATCACACAAGAGAACATTTGGTATTTGTAATCGATGACTAATTTAATTTTTACTAACTCTGAACAATCTAATCCTATGAATAAAACAACTCTTGGAGAAGCTGATGGTAAGGAAGGCTTCTCTCTGAAGGACCAGTATTCACATATTAAAGGATGGCCAAAACATCCTATGGCAGCTAACTCTAAAGGTGGCACCGAATATATGTTTGATACTTTATATGACCGTCTGCCTGATGATATTAGAGATATGTTTCAAGTGATTGCTTCTCGTGTAGATGAGGAGTTGTTTGATGGACGTCCTAGAGTTCTATGGCTTCATGACTTATGGAATGATCCGCAAGCAGAACATTTAAGGACTACAGCATCTCGTCAACGATTTCGTAAGTTAGTATTTGTGTCCAACTATCAGCAGCATACTTTTAATCAAGGTCTTGGTGTCCCTTATCAAGAGGGTGTAGTTATGAAGAATGCTATTGATCCAATTGAAGAGCATACAAAACCTACAGACCGTATCAATCTTATCTATCATACTACTCCACATCGTGGATTAGATTTACTGGTTGCAGCTTACCAATCCTTATCACAGGAGTGGGGTGATAAAGTTCATCTAAATGTATACAGTTCGTTTAATGTCTATGGTTGGCCTGATAGAGATAAAGAGTTTGAGACATTATTCAAAGCTATCGATGACCATCCGCATATGACAAACCATGGCGCTGTTCCTAATTCAGAGATCCGTAAGGCACTGAAAGAGACACATATCTTTGCATACCCTTCAGCATGGGTCGAGACTTCGTGTATAGCCGCCATAGAAGCGATGTCTGCAGGCTGTCAGGTAGTTACATCATCATTAGGTGCACTACCTGAAACAACTGGTGGTTTTGCTACGATGTATGGATTTGTAGAAAATAGACAGTTTCATGCAAATATGTTTGCTGGAGCATTGAAACAAGCTGTAGAAAACCATCAATCCTTTATAAATACAAATAAAGCTAATGTCCAGAAGAACTGGGCAGACTTTGTATACAATTGGGACATACGTGTCCATGAATGGGAAAACCTACTGAGGCAACTATAATGAGTAAATGGATTACTATTAGATATCATAAGGCTGGATCTACTTTTTCATCAGTAGATGAATCTAGGCTTCAGCAATATACAGATTTACAAAATGTAAAAACTACATCAGATGTTTCACAGTTGATCTCACTTGGTACTGGTAATGGATCCATTATAGCCACACCTACTTTGTTAGCCAATGGATCAGGACATCAAACTAATCTAGTATTCTCAGATTATATAATTAACAATATTGAACCAGTAAGATTGTTTGTCAAAGATCCGGATGCATACTTTGCAAACACAACAATTTTCCCAGAGTCTAATACAGCTGCATTTTCATTGTATGCAAACAACAATGGTCAAAAAGTCTATAGCGGGTTTTCAGAAGCCGGTTGGACAATCACGATTGTAGATAGAAACTACTAACGCTGCCAAGGTTGAGTGTCTATTTTTTGCTTCTCGAATGAAGCCTTAGGCATTTCTGGTTTTGGAATTTCTAGAACATCCTGTTCAAATTCTTCATAAAACATACCTCTAAGATTGTTTGCAGTAAGTGGATTAAGTCTTAGAGGTTGTTTATTTCTCATTACAAAGATAAAAGAAATATCTGGATTGCGTTCAGCAAACCAATTCATGTACTTAGTTCTATTGACACTGTCTGCATGACCTGCTGCTGTCTCTGGTCCATATGCATTAGTGCCTTTGTACATATTAGTTGTGGATTCGTCTGTAGCAAGAATAAAATCAAAACCAAGAGCAAAGATCTGTCTAGCACCTTTCTTTATAGCTAGCTCCATTGCATTCATTCCAGCATTTGATCTAGGAGTTTGTATTTGTTCCATCAATCCTGGATTGTTAATCATGAGTCCACGTTTATCAATACCTGACAATTCAAGATGGTAATCTACTGGTTCAAATTGTTCTTCTACAGGTGGTACATAAAATCGTTGAGAAGGAAAGTCACTACTCTCAATCTCAGTAATAATCTTCTCATCGATTGCAACTAGGTAATCAGGAAGATCCCATTTGTTTTTTACAAACGTATCTCTGTATAAAGCGTTGCAACCAAATACTGTGCCTTTGCCCTTGAGATATTTAAGTTGGAAGCTAGAACGAGATCTTCCATTGCCAATTACAAATGCTCTTTCAGTCATACCACCAATCTGGCAAATGCCATTCCTCTTCTCTAATTACTTTCTTCTTAAATAAGTTCTTTAGGTCTTGCTTTCACCAATGTGAGCTGATACCTGGAAACGCTTGCTGCACTGCATGCTTTGTAATACCTTTAAACTTAGATACCAAGTTTCGTTCTTTCATAAGAAGTAATAACTTCGCATCGTCAGGGTCAACAGACTCGAGCAACTCAATAAACAATGTCTCCCGCTTCAAAGGCTTGACACCGAGATAGTCATTATGATTCACAAAGATATTTAACTTACGTAGCGATGCTTTCAATACATGCTGCAAGTCTTCTGCTTTGTCTGCAGGTTTGTAAGGAGGGTCACCTTCTGGTAGTAGCCATTCGATATTTGGATCGTATGTATAACCAAGAATAGTTTTAAGTGCTGGGGTAGAGTGTTCCCGTAAGAAATCAATTCGAGCATTACGCCCATCTTGTTTACTAGCTTCTTTAAGGAATTCAGCAATGCCAAGTTTAGTATAATCTTGCGCCATTAAAAATCACCTATATGTTCCATCAAATTCTTCAGTCGATTCTTCACAAAGTAATTGAACAATTTATTACGTTCAGGGTTTTGTACTTCATATTCATTTATAACTTCTTTCTTAATTTCTTTAGGAATCAGATCCAAATCAATCAATACTTTGTTACGTTGCCAGCCTCTCATCATAGATTCACTACAATATTCTTTCGGATCTAAGATTGACCATTCAGTCAGCTTTGCATGGCGGATAGGTTTACTACGTTTACCTTCAACAAACACATCATCATCAGAAAGGAAGTTAGGAATACCATCCCCTCTATCACCTTTGATAATATGTTCATTGAGGAATTGAGCTGGATTATTTACTCTAATAAACTTCTTACCTACAGGACTATACTGTGATACGTTTGCATACTTCTGCAACTGTCCAAAGTCTTTGTCGGATGAAAGGATAAGAATTTGTTCAGCACTTTCTGGCGCTATACCTAAATATCCAAACTCTTCACAAAGAGTTCCTATCACATCATCTGCTTCTGCTCTTTCAATCTGTATTACTTTGTAAGGGAAGTTATCACGAAGCTCAGCTTTGATTTTATCTAGAACATTAAATATCTTTGGCCAGTCAAGTGAGCTTTCACCTCTATCCTTTTTACGATTAGCTTTATAGAGAGGAAAGAAATCCTTACGCCAATTATTTTTATCGTCGCAGCAAATTACTAGCTCACCATACTCATCAACAAACTTACGTCTATACAAACGTAAGCTGTTTAAGACCATATGACGAACAAGGTCTTCATCTATCTCAGGGTTTCTTGGATTTATTTGTTTTACTAAGTTAGCAATTACTATCTGGTTAAAGTCAACCAATATCATTTTAAAATAATTCAGGGTCCTCGTCTGGTTCCTCTGAATCCTCCATACTGTCTTCCTCGACTTTTTCTAAAGTCTCGATTGCTTCATCCATAAGTTGTTGAAATGGATGATCGATTCCAAGTGAACGATACAACCCTGATCGAATTGTTTCAACAGAAAAACTAAAGTCTTTCAAAAAATCTTCTTCTTCCAGGTTGAATCCGTGCTGCACAAACTTCATAGCAAGCTGATTAGTGTAGTGCTCAACAATGTTGTTCACGTACTTCTTCTTGTTACGGAGTACTTGCAGACGTAACTCTTCATCTGATTGAGGCGGCGTATTGTTACGCTTAACCTTTGGAAAAGGTATGACATTATCCATACCCTTATTTATGTCTTCATGCAACCGTCTTCGTCGTATGCCGGGACTTTGGTCACCCATCTTATCCTCTTTTCTTGATGTTCTCCATAGAAATCATCGATCCAATCGCCATTTCTAAGATACCATTCACAATTACGCACATATGCTTGAAGACTGGCTAGCTCCATCTGTGCACCCTTTTGTTTGAGCCTGACACCTTGTCTTGCTCCAGGGATTTGTTCTTTAGTCGACTTTATCCATTTACGAACATTCTTAACACTAAAGTTATGCTCGTCTGGTAAAGCGTATACGTCAGGATGAATATTCTGAGGAGGACCTGACTTGGCCATCCTCTTCTCTCGAGCCTTTGCTAATCTTTCGATAGCAGCCGCTCGTTGTTCCTCTGACATTTTACGTTTCTTTTTAGCCATATCTTAACTTCTTCTATTTTGTAATAAAAATCAACAGTTGACTTTTAATCGAGTTGGAGTGATAATAAGTATATAGTGAAGAGAGAGGTAATTTATGCATCACCCTGAATATCGTGAATACTTGAGACGCCATAAGCGTAAACAAAATAAAGGTGCCTATGGTAAAGACTCTGAGATGACCAAGCTCTACAAATGTGAGTGGGCTGTATCTAGCATCCTTAATACTAAGGATACTAAATTTGCAGATATTGATCAAGCACAAAAGTTTGCTAATCGAGTGACCAGGTCTAAGACATGGGATAAGGTCAAGTCTAATTCTCGTAAGTCTGTAATGCTAGTTAAGATGAAAGACGTCTCTGGTGGCATAGCAGGTTTAGCAGAGTATGGTGGTTTGATTAGATTGAAGAGTATTGGTCTTAACAAGTACACTGTTCTTCATGAGCTAGCACACCAGGCTGGTCATATGCATCATGGTCGTTCGTTCCGTCAGTGTTTGCTCAAACTGGTAAGTCAGTTTATGGGTCGTAAAGAAGCTGATGCTTTGAAGGCTGAGTTTAAGAAAGCTAAACTTGCTTATGGTAATCCACGTAAGCCTATGACAGAAGCTCAGTGGCTGAAAGCTAGAAATCGTATGAGGTCGATCCGTGGCTAGAAGAAAGTATCCAGTTCCTAAACCTAAAAAGTTTGATTCAAAACTAATTAAAGAAAAATTTACGTATGGTGATACAAAATTTGGCTTGACCGATAAGCACGTTATGCGTTATGATAGGGTGTCCGCTGATTGGTCAATACTATATGATGGCCGATACAATGACCTTGTTCAACGTTGGAATCAAATATGTATGTTAAAGAAGACATAAGAGAGCTTCAACTTGAACCAACAACAAGATGTCAAGCCAGATGTGTAATGTGTCCAAGAAGACCTCACGGAGGTTTACTACATCCTGATCTGATAAAGACTGATGTCACTCTTGAACAGTTTAAGGATTGGTTTGATCAAGACTTTCTGGGTCAGCTAGACAGTTTCATACTGTGTGGCAGTCATGGCGAGCCTATCCTCAACAAACAACTTCTAGATATCATCAGTTATTTTAAGTCTGTCTCCGATGCTGAAGTAAAGTTATTTACTAACGGTAGTGCTAGGTCTAAAGAGTTTTGGAAAGCATTAGCTGAGTTAGATGTGTATGTTGTTTTTGCTATTGATGGTTTATCAGGTATCCATGAGAAGTATCGGATAAACACAAATTACGAAACTGTCATAAGCAATGCTAAACTTTTTATTCGTAATGGAGGTAGAGCTCAATGGGACATGCTTGCATTTGAACACAACTCGGATCAAATCTATGAATGTAGAAATAAGGCTCAACAGTTAGGGTTTAAACATTTTGAACTCAAACATACGGAAAGATT